GCTGGCTGGCTGGCTGGCTGGCTGGCTGGCTGGCTGGCTGGCTGGCTGGCTGGCTAAAAATCATGTCGGTTTTATTTACATTTGCAAGCATTTTTTACACTTTCTCCTTTGTTAATTTTGTAAGTGATTATTGATGATTTCCAAGATTTCAGTCTCCCAGTTTTGTGGCAGGATTTCAGACGGAAAGAAGGGGCGAGCGGGAATATCACCCCATAAATTCGGGAATTGCGCCTTTGTACCACCGAAATTCATCATGGCGGCATATTCTGCATCAGTCGTCACTTCTACAAATGAATTATTTGAATGATGAGTAATTGAATTTTTAAGCCGCCCAGTGTCTTGGAGAATTTTTCCATTCAAATAAGCGCGAGTGAATTTTGCAGTTGTATGCTTGCCGTTTTTAGTCATTATTTGACCACCCGTTGCACGTTTGGCTTTTGCCATTTTTGTGACAGGCGATAATGCAGCCCAATTGATGCCGTCAGGCGATTTTTCCTCTCGAAAACAATCAGCAATATGCGCTTTGAGTGTTTTACCAACAACATTAAAAACAGGCTGTAAGTTTTGCAACTGATGCTCAAGATGATTTAAAGCCGCTTGAACTTCTTGGCTTTGGATGGTGATGGTAGTCATAAGCAATCGGCGTTGTGCAGTTTAATCATTTGCGTTTTTTTGGGATTGGGTTAATAATTCATTCAAGCGGTTAGCAATTGCGTCTGGAAATACGCGCCCAATGAAGCCGCTACAGCCCCAGTAATGAACCAGCTTACGGGGCATTTTTTTATTTTAGCTTTTCGCCTTCTTTTTGCTTTTCAAAGTAAATCAAATCAGGCTCGTTTTTGCCGTTCATTGGTACAAAAGCTGTAAAGCCAATAAAAGCCTTTTCTTCTTCGCTCCATATGAAAGTCGCAATGACGTAAAACTCTACGCCATTATCGACATAGGTTTTTAAATGCCGACGTTTTAGTAACATCTCGCCTTTTTTAGCTCTAAATTCTTCTGTGGTTTCATAAATTTCATCAGCTTCAAAAATAGTGTCCGCAAAATAACGCACATATTGCTCGCGTCCACGCTTAGTGATTTTTAACTCACCCCGTCCATTTTGGAATAATCGCTCATCAACAATCGTATTTTTGCCAATTACTTCAACAGTTCTTGGTGCATTTGCAATTTCATTAAACACACGCAGGTAATCTTGCTCGGTTAATCCAGTAGGTAATTTTTCTAGGGTTATTATTTTGGGCGCATCAGCTAATTTCTTATCTAGCACCGATTTTAACACTGGATTCGTCCTACTCTCCGCAATCGCCTTATCAATCCCAGCCGTCAAATCTTGCCCCACGTTATAATCCCAACCTTTATCAGGATTCATTTCTGGCGTGACCTGCTTGTTTAATCCAGCCCCATTTTTCGAGCGTTCTTGCGCTTGACGCTCACTTAACGAAATACAGCGACAACGGCATCGATACCCATTTGGCGGATAGTGAGTAGCCCAAAAACTATCACTAACAGGACGAATAATGCCGTCCATAGCAAGGTGAGAGGGACGCACTCGGCTATCGTTGATAGCGTCATACATAAGATAAGGACGTGCTTTTTTATTCTCAACGAATTTCTCCCAATGTCCGCGATTGTATGCCGCCTGAATGTTGGTTCTAAAAATGTTGTCCAAGCGGTGTTTTGGCAAGCCTAAATCTTGCACCCGCACGTCTTTTTTCCATTCGTGAAACGTCTTGCCTTTGTTCATGGCTTCTTCGAGTGAATCTAAAACCGCCTGCAATTGGTCGAGCGAAGCCTTGCCTGCAATAGAGAAATTCAATTGTCGATGCAAGCCTTGCAACTCCCCATAATACTTATCATGCAGCACCACACCACGTTTTTTAAGCTCTTCAACAGCACGATAAAATGGCTGATTAAAGCCTAATTTAATCGGGTCAGGCATTGGCATAACCTAAGCAATCCGCTGCAAATGTCGCCCTTTCAAGCACTGCTTTAAATTCTTGCGTATCCGTTTCAACAAACAAAGCAGCTAATCTATCCGCTAAATCATCGTAATTTTTGGCAGCTTTGACAGCATTGAAAATGACGTTTTCAGGAATTGGACTTGATAGTTTTTCAAGTACGTTATCCGCCAATTCTTCAATAACCCGCTGGTCAGGGGTGAATTTCACAGGTGCAATTTCACTTGATAACGCCGACATCGCTGCATTGCTTTTAGCTGGTGCAGGTTGCTGTGTGGCAACCAAAACCTCCTCGCCTTCTTTCGCCATTGGAATCTTGAGCTTTTTATACAAAAACGACACGGGTATTTTATTCATTCCCACAGCAACTAATTTCGGAATCGCATCCGCAAATAACGCTAAATCTTCAGGTGTATTGGTATCAAAAACGAATTTAGGTGGACGACCTTGCCAACCATTCACCTCGCAAATCAACTTGATAAATCGACTTAAGCTGCTTGCAATCTGCATCGCATCCGATTTTAGCAAGTCATGGCGCACTTCGTTATGGACATTGCCGAGCGCGTTAGTTGAGCTTTTGCCATCAGCTTGACTGGTTAGTGTGCCACCTAAAATGACTTTTGATTGTATGCTTTCGCACCAATCAATCAACGTTTTAAACGGCTCACCCGTGCCTTTTGCTGCCTCAATAAACTCAATTTTTTGCCCATCAGGAATGATGCCTGCTGCACTGTGACCAATTGCCGCGACCGCTTGAGCTAATTTTCGTTTTTCATTATCACTTGCACCATTCGGATAAGTCCCCAAACGCATTGGCAAGCCGTAAATTTCCAAGAATTCCGCTAAATCATTCACACCGTAATACTTGAATAAATACGGAAACACCAAGGCGCGATGCAAGCCCATTCGTGATACATCGCCTGATTTCGCTTTGTGCTTGTGAACCAACCATCCTGCTTTCCATAATTCCGCACCATCACCCGAACCATCACGCAAGCGAATTTCATTGCGATTTGTTGTTGATAGCTGAAACCATCGCGCTGGCTGATGCGTAAGACCAACAGGCTGCCAAATTCCACCCGCCAATTCCCATGCAATTTCGAGATTTGCAAAGCCAAATCCAATTGCTTCTGACAAATTCAAAATCACATCTTCAAAATCAGGCAATTCTGCGAAGATTTTAGCAATAGTTTCCGTGAGCTTATTTTCTTGAGAGGTAGCGTTTTTTGGAGCTTCAATTACCCATTCCAAACCCGAAATTGCCCGTTTGCGCTTTGATAATTCAGCGCAAATATGCCCATCACGCTCTTCCATGTCTTCAAACAAATCGCACTGATCAACAATCCAACCCTGTTCAGCGCGTTGCAAAATTTGATTTAACCGTTGCGGCGTTAAGCCTTTACCCAAATGCCCTGCAAATTCATGTTTTAGATATTGGGTTTGCGCGGTTTCATCAAGCTGACTTTTTTTAAGTGTTGATTTATCAAATGGCTTTCCGTTGGCATCTAAAATCATGTCACATCCTTAACTGAAAAAATCGTAATCATCGTCGTCACCCCAACGCGAACTCGGCACATCGATATAATCAATCTCACCGCCGATTTGAATCGAGGCAAAATCTGCCATTGCGAGTGCAATCGCGCTGTCACCGTGACGCTTTAAGCCTGACGCAGACACGTTTTTAGTTGCTGGCAACTTAATCACACCGTCAATAAACTGCAACGCACTCAAATCACTGGCAACGTCGTCACTGGCAGGAATCGTGATAGTTTGGTCATCAAAACGCGACTTAAACCGAGCCATGTTTTCGAGATACCATTGATTTGAAAGTTTGATTTCTTGAATGCGTTGAGAGCCATATTTGTGCCGTGCATTTTCAGACAGATACGCCCCAATGCCCGTGGCATCGAATGCACCTGCAATCAAACGCGGCAATCTATCCATCGTGTAAAACAAAATCTGCTCTTGTTGCTTGAACGGAATGTTTCGCAATTCAATCAAAAAAGGCACAGTTCGATGCAAATTTGATTCAATCCGCATTGGTGCAAAACTCGATAAATCCGACACGCGACCAAAGTCACCGCCAATGGCATAGCGGCATTTATCATCGAGCTTTTTCAGCTCTGGCAGCAATACCTGCTCACACCAATCTTTCACTTCGGCAAAACGCAAATGCTCTGCCCATTCGTTAAAATCGTTGTCTTTTTCAAGTGTTAAAACAGGGTAATTACGCGACATTGCCGCCTCAATCACGACGCGAGAAATGGCACAACCACCCGATTTGTTTGGAATACAAAAGTATTCTTCGTCTGCCGCTTCTTTGGTGGGTGAGTTATTAATGAGTTTTTGCCGCCATTGTTGCTCGGCTTCGATTGACCATTTCTTGCGCGTGACGTAGCAAATACGCTTATAAAGCCCGTCTCTTAAAGCGTCATCAAGGGTAATGCGGTGAATACTGTAATTTTTACGACCCGCCCGTGCATCTTGAATGAGCTGATTAAAATCGTTATTTACGCCGTTATGGGTGCTGATAATGCGAACTCTTGCACCCCACATCGTAAGCGCAAGGGCGGCTTTTAAAAGCTCATTTAACGAATCATGGAACGCCGCCTCATCAATCACCACATCGCCTTGCATCCCGCGCAAGTTGCTTGGACGTGACGAAAGGGCAGTGATTTTAAAACCCGAATTCGGGAATCGAACGGTGTACGTTAAAATCTCATCTCTACCATCTTCTTTGAATAAACTTTCGCCAATTTCACCAATTGCCGCATTAAATGATTTCGCAAATAAGGCGACCGCCGAAATATATTCGAGAGCCATTTCTTGCCGCGAACCGACGTAAAACACATTGCGCCCGCCGTCTTCTTTTGAAAGCGAAGCAGTTAAAACATTACATGCCGCCTCAGCCCATGTAATCCCTGTGCGACGTGACTTTTCAGCAATCTTAATTTCGCTACTGTCATCAAACCAGCGGCGTTGATAAGCGAGTAAAATTGGCTCTTTGGGTGGATGAATGTCGTTTTTCATATACTGATAACATCATGCCCATCTTCAAAACCCAGCCCAGCACGAAACGTTTTTACCGCATCACTGCTCAAGCCTTTTTTGACACATTCTTTTTCAATCGCTTCAGCCGCTTCGAGTTTGGCATCTCGAATGAGTTTTGCCGTGCGTTTTTCATTCACCTGACTGGCTTCTTCAAGCGTTTTCACCAGTTGCGCCATGTCTTTGAGCGTTTTGGCGAGCTTGTGACGGTCAACATTTTCTTCAGGGTTTTCACTTAAATCGAGCGATAAATCAAAAGCTAATGTGCCGATGATTTCATTAAGCATTAAGCCTAATTTTCCCGACGGCGCACTGCCCATTTTCGACACCCAAAGTTCTGCCACTTCGCGCGATTGCATTAGTTTTGAGCCGATTTTATTCATGCGTGCCGCATAGCGATTTATGCTACCTTGTGTCATTACAGGTTCAAGCCCCAGCTCAACCAACTGCTTATTAACGAGCTCTGTCATCTCGCGTTGTGAATTGGCAGGGTCGCGCAATAGGTCATTCAAGTAATTTCGCGCCGCGACGGGCAAGCGGTCAACTTTTGACTTCTTGCCCATTACGCAAACTCACCCGTTCGCATTTGCAATGCTAATTCGTTAGCGCGACCGTGAACTTGCGAAGCCCAACGCGAGGCAAGCATCCCTTTTGCCGCCATATCAAAATCAAGCACACTTACCGCGTGCAGCGTGCCTTTGAATTGCATCAAGCCACCAATGCCCAAATTAAATGCCATATTGATTAAAACCGCTTGACGCGCTTCATTGAGATACTCAAACCAGCTAAGGCGTTGCGTTAGTTGCTCCGTCACTTGCTCGACGCATTGCATCAACAAGCCCTCTGCTTCTTGCTTTGTAACGCCTTGCGTAAGCATTTCAGCAATTCTTGCACGGGGTAATTTCAATGGATTTGCATCGAGGTTATAACCAAAGGCAATAGTGTTGCGCCCTGCAGTGCATTTATAGACCCTTTTTCTAAAGCCTTCGTGTTTTTTTAATTGCTCAAGCGTTTTACTCATTTTCTACTCTCAAATTGCGCGGATAAGATTTGCTCAAGTTTTGCCGAAAAAAGACGAATAACCTCAGTGTTTTTTTCGCTGACTTCAAGCCACTGCTTGCGTTCATTTGCGTGCAATTCGCTTTGTTTTTGAATTTGCAAAATGAATGAATCATGAAGTGTTTTTTGCCCATTTAAAAAAGCAAAAATCAGATAGAACAATGCCAAAATAACCAGCCCTGCTAGTCCAAATTGAGCAAATGCGCCTATTGTTGTGTCGGGTGTTGGCATGGCGTTATCAATCAAAAAGTTTCGTTGATTGACAGGGTATTGAAATGGGTATTTTTTCGATATTCGCACGCGCTAGTGATTTTTAATATGCACAAAAAGCCCGAAAAATTCGGGCTAGAAAATAAATGAATTTTTAACTCCAACTCAAAACAGGCAATTCTTTCCCGTCATAAAATGCCTGCCACGACGCATCCCACAAAATAACGAACCGTCGCGCCTCTGCTATCCATTCTGCGTTTGTTGAATTGAGCAGCGCACCTGCCTCGCCGATACCGTCGATT